GGGGGATTGCCGCACCATGTTGTGGGCTTCATCAAAGATCAGCCGGGCTTGGTCCTTTTTGGTGGCCACGCTATACACCTCCGCCCCCGGCTCCCCGTCTGCCATGAGCATATAAAGGGCCAGTCCGGCCAGCAGGGTGGATTTGCCGTTTTTCCGGCCAACCATGAACAGCGTTTCCCGAAAGCGCCTCAGCCGAGATCCTTGGTGCACAAAGCCAAAGAGGGCGGAGAGATAGGCCCGCTGGAACAGCTCCAGCTTGACCGGCCTCCCCGCCCATTCGCCCTTGGAGTGCTTGCAGAACCGCTCGATGAACTCCACCGGACGCTGGGCCCGCCTTTCGTCAAAGGCGAACCCGGCAGGCGGTTCGCGTGTCTCTTTGGCCAGACGCTGGTACACCGCTCGCACCCGGGCAGATACCACGACCTCCCCGGTCTCGATGGCGTTCCAATACTCCTGGATATAGTTCACTCTGCGTCCTCCAGGGTAAAGCCCTCCATGATAAAGTTCTCCATTGGGTTTTCCGGCGGCGTAGGAACCTGTTTGGGCAGCAGGTCGGTGAGCTGCTTATACAGCAGACTGTAGCGCTGTACGGTGGTGTTATAGCCCTTTAGAGCGGGGCTTTCCCGCAAAAACTTTTGTGTGCCCTGCTCGAATAGCTCCACCGCTCCACGATCCGTCACAGCCTTGCGCAGATTCTGGAGGGTCTGGGCCATAAATGCCAGCTCATCGGCCAGACGCTCCGCTACCGCCCGTCTATCATCGGGTACCAGGGACACGATTTTTTTAAGTTCTTCCATATCTTGGTATATAGTTCCGTTTTTTGAACGTTTAGCCAATATTCTCCCTCCTTTTCATACCCCCCGGGCTATATGAGGAAACCTTGGAGGGGTTTTCCGACCTTGGCCGAACGGTCTTTTGGCCCAGACCGCTCCAGGCGGACCGGGGGGGCTATCGATCATCTTGCCGCTGCATCGGCACCAGGTTCCCAGCTGCGTCGAAGGCCAGCCCCGGCGCGCAGGCGCTGCCGCCCATATGCTCAGCGTTGTGACAGTCGATGCAGAGAGCCTCCAGGTTTGCCCAGCCCAAGGTGATTGATGGATCGTGGATGTTCTGCGGCGTGATGTGCTGCCGGTGGTGAACGATGCGGGCCACTCCGCCGCACCGCTCACACACATAGCACCGGCTGGCCATGTAAGCCGCCTGCGTCCGCCGCCATGCTGGGCCATTGTAAAACCCCCGCGCGTAGTCCTTTGCCATATCAGCCCGATTGCTCCCTGGCCTTTACTGTCAGCACTTTTAGAAAGCTGTCAATGGTCCGCTGAAGCCGTTCCGCCTGGGCCGACTCTGCATCGAACCACAGTATCAGCAGGAACTTGGAAACCGTATCTACCAACGGCTCGTTAAGCTGTGCCGTTTCACTCATTCCCGTGGATATCTCGATATACCCCGGTATCGCCTGGAGCAGCCCGGTGATGATCCCGTCAAAATCCTCATGGTCAATGCGAAGCCATTCCCGCGCCTCATCAAGGGACAACATGGGATTACGCTCCCGCTCGGCTCAACTTGACGAACGCCTCCGGCACGATGGGCTTACAATCCGCGATAGCCATCGCCCGATAGTCGATCAGGCCGCTCTTGAAACTGCTCTGCCGGGACACCTCCAAGGCAATGCCCTCCGCCAGGTTGTAGCCCATGTAGCGGAAGTTGCCAAACAGGACCGTGTCGGCGGGGATGTAATCATCCACCACCACGGGGAAGCCCAGCAGATGTCCGATGCCCTCCATCTTGGGGTCCGCGATGAAGATGGGCCGCTTGTTGGCGTCCACCATGCCGTAGAACTGATTGTAGAGCGTGGCGTTGTCCATGGCCCAGGCAGCGCCGTTGGAGTACCCCCGCTTGAGCAGGCCCACAGTTTTGACCACATCGCCATAGGCCGCGCTGCCGGTAAAGGTCAGGCTGTTGGAGGCGTCCCAGGTGACGCCGGACAGGATGCCGGTGCCCTGGCCGCTGCCGGTGCCGTTCACCAGGGCATCGGCGATGCAGGCCATGACGCAGCTGGTCAGCTCATCCACCAGGTAGCTCTCAAAGGCGCTGATGCTCATGCGCTTGGCCGCCGCGCTGATGGAGAACACCTTCAGGATCTCATAGCCGCCAAAGGTGACGCTGGCCACGCTGGGCTTTTCGCCGTCCACCTGGGCACCCTCAGTGTGCCACTCCGCCTTGCTGCTGGGCGTACCCACCGGGATGGAGATCTTGGAGGGCATATTGAAGCCCCGGCACACAGACAGCAGCCCGCCCATGGTCCGGGCCTTGCTGATCACCTCATTGAGGGTAGCCGTAGGCAGCACGGCGGCGGAGTCGGTGACAGAGGCAAAGGCGTCCGCCCGCTGCTCCGCCTGGGCCCGCTGGTATGCCGCTGTCTCCACCGGGGTAAGCTGCTGGCCCAGCAGGGACTTGAAAAACGCGCTCCGATACTCCGCGCTGGACAGCACATCGCCGCCCACCTCTACGCCCCGGCGCTCGAAGTTCATACCGGTGATGGGGTCGAAGCCGCGCGGATCGGCGCCGCCCGCGCTCCGCTGCTGGATGTTTTCCTTGGCCTGCTGAAGCCCGCCCAGCTCAACGTTGAGCGCGTCCAGGTCGGCCCCGGCGTCCATCTCGATGATCTTCTTGATCTCAGCCGCCCGCCGCTCGATGTCCTCCAGACTGGCGGTCCTGTAGTGGTTGAACGCCTCCGCAATGGTCTTGAATTTCATGGTCAGATCTCCTTCATCAAAATTTTGTTGCAGGCGATCAGCGCCCGCGCCCGTTTGGCCTCCATTTCCTGGATCGCCGCCCGGGCCTCCACGCTGGCCTGTTCGTAGGCGGGGAACGGCACCACGCTGCACTCCAGGACCTTCTCGATCTTGAAGATTTCCCGCGTCCTGGTAGTGGCGTCGTAGCGGTCCCCGCCCTCGGGGACTTTGAAAGCGAAACTCATGCCGGTGAGATCCCCGCGCTCCACTGCCGTGTGCACGCTCCGGGCCTCCTGGGTGTCCGGGAGGTGGGCGGTCATTTTCAGCCCTTCCGGGGTGAGTTCCAAGGTCATGGTCCGGGGCGTCCTTGCCAGGGGCACCCGGTTGATGTCGTGGTTGTAGAACAGCCGCACGTCGGACAGATCCGCGCCGTCCAGCGCCCCCCGCCGGATGATCTCCGTAAATTCCCCTGCCGGGTCATTAATGGTCGTGGCCTGTTCGTAAACAATGGGCGTCCCCTCCAGGATCAGCCCGCTCGCCCCTGCCGGGGCCTGGGCCCTCAATTCGCACGTCCTGATTTCCTTCATGCTCCGCTGCCTCCTTCTCCTGTTTTATCTGCCGGATCATCTCCCACAGGATCCCCACGGTGCCTCGCCACCTTCAGCTGATATTCGGCGGCGTGGGCGGCGTCCACCACGTTCAGCGTTTGCAGCCGCCGGTCGCCGTCCTCCACGGCGGGCAGGTTCAGGATCTCCAGCGCCTGGTTGATGGTGAGCAGGCCGAAGGGCACCAGCTCTTTGATCAGGTTCACCTTTGTGGCGTTGCTGGAGAATTGCAGCCGCCCGCTCTCAAATACGATGCTGTTCCCGAAAGCCTGTTCCCGGTCGTTGAACAGCTTGCGGGTAAATTCAAGGCTGAGCTGCACCGCGATGGGCTCCAAGGTGCTCTCATAGAACGCCGCCCATTGATCCTCGGTGTAGCTGCTGCTTACGATTGGCTCAGACACGCCCAGGTAATCGTAGATCTTGGTCTGCACCGCGGCGATCTGCTTATCGTCTATGACAGTGGGAGATACGGTGATGGGCTCATACTCCATCTTTTGGTCCACGGCTACCAGCCCGCCGCTGTTGGCGATCTGGAGGTAGTCCGCCACAAAGCGGTCCTTTTCCTCCTTCAGCTTTTCCGGGGCCATGATCTGGGTGAACTTCAAAATGCCCCGGATGGTGGCCCCGCTCTTGATGCCGGACATGATGCCCTCGTTCTGGGTATGGGCCAGCTCCAGGGCCGGGGACAGGGCGGTGTTGGGGTCGCCCAGCAGGTCGTTGTCGTTAAAGTTCCGGCGCAGGTGGATGATGTCGGCATAGGGCAGCACCGCCTCCTGGCCCCCGTCAAAGAGGAATTTGCAGTACAGCGTCCCCGCTGTATCCACCAGGAAATCAGCGTGGAGCGGGCGCAGGGGGAAGATCCCGGCCAGCTGGCCCCGCTCGTCCCGCTGGAGAAAGGCAAAGGCGTTGTTGAACAGGAAGTAGTGCGTTACCAGCTTGTACAGCAGGTCAAAGCCGCTCATGTACGGGTTGGGGGACACCTGCAAAATGCGGTTGAGCTTGCAGGTGCCCTCGACCCTGGTATGATCCCCGTAGCGCACCACATGGGAACCTTTCAGCTTTGCGGCGTTCCGGGCGATGGCGTCCACCGCGCCCCGGTAGATATCGTTGGCGTAGGCGTCCCCGCCCCATGGGGTGAAAGTGGGCGTGCCGCCGCTGAGCACTTCCACCCGCTGGGCGCTCCCCGGGGGCCGCTTGCCGAACAGCCGCTGAAAAATGTTGATGGGAAACACCTCCAAAATAAAAAGCGCATGGGAAGTCCAGCCGTTAAGCTGATCCTTTCCCATGCGCTCTATGGCGCTAACCCCGTGGGGCGGTACTCCTGTCCTTTTGTTCGATTATACCACGCGGGGGGAATGCGGTCAAGGCCCGCCCGGCTTGCGGGTGGTGAGATAGATCCGCACGAATGGCGGTTTAGACGCCGCCTTATGTACCCTCGCCCCCGGAAGGAGGCGTAGGAGCATGGCCAGGGCCCCGCTGGCCTCCCGTTCCTCGGCGGGTGTATAAGCGATGGTGATCTTCATGCCTGGACTTTCCTGCTGTTCATGTAGCGGCCTCCTGTATCCTGCAAATCCGCAAGCGCTTGCGGATTTGCGTACCCCGCCCAGATGCGACAGCGCTGTCGTATCTCCAAAAACGAAAGCGTTTTCGTTTTTCAGTGCCCTTTCATGTCCCTCTCAAATTCGTCAGCGCTGACGAATTTGACCATCCTCACGCTTGAGGCAGCACATAGCGGACCACGTTCGCATCATCCCGGACGTACTTCACATAGGTCCGTTTGATCCAATGGGCGCCGCGCTTTCTGTCCATAGCGTTCAACTGCGCCATAGCCTTGGATGCCCCGCCCCCGTAGCCGCAGAGGCTTATGTACTCGCAGTACCGCCGCAAGGCGTCCTTGCACTCCGGGAGTTCATCGTCTTTCCAGCCGAACCAGGCCATGAGGATCACGCCCCGCCCGGATACCACGGGCTGTCTTTCGCCGTCCACCACCGCTTCCCGCACATCCGGGGCAGTGATGCGTTCCGCGACCGCCAGGACGCGGTCGGCGGGGATGTCCGTCACCCCGTCCGGCGTCACCGTCACCCGCGTGAGCTTGTAAGCAGTACCCATTTCCTCGTTCATGCCGTCCATGGCCTCCCGGATGGAAGCCATGGCTTCCTGTAGCGTCAAAGGCTCATCGTCATAAAGATCACACTCGGGGCCGTCCATGACGCGGACCTGGAGGCCGTGCACGAACCGCTGATTGGGCTCTAAGCGAATATCCATTGTGGTCCATCCTTTCTGATTTTGTGAGTAGTGTCAGCAAAGGGAAACGTGGCGCTTTTGCCCCCTTTGGGGGGGATGCGCATTTTTGAGGGGGGGTATGCGTTTTGGGTTCCTTTCTTCCCCCCACACCCCCTATCTATCTTCCTAGTGCCCTTTTCTTTTTCGCTTTCGCTTTTGTTTAGCTTTTTTCGCTTTTTAAAAAAAACCGTTCGCTTTTTTAGAAACCGCCCGGTTTTTCAAAAACCATCCGCTTTTTCAAAAACCGTCCGCTTTTCAAAATGGGTCAAGGTCCTCAGAGTCCTCCTGCTTTCTGGGCCTGCCGCCCGATCTGCCGTTACGTGCGCTTGTTTCACATTTTTCCTGATAAGCAGCTTCCGCCCTGTCGATATCGTCAGCTATGAAATCAAATGCAATAGATTCACGTCCCGCAAGCTCCTGCCGCTCGCCGGTGATGCTGTATCCCATCAGCGCCCGGAATAGCCGCCCTAACTCTTGATCTGTCAACTTCTCGCATTTTTTAAGATAGCTGTGATAGCAGGGGAAAAACTCCCTTTTTTTCAAACGTCTCACCGCCTCACGCACACGCCGGACTGGGACAGGGTAACAAAGCCTTTGGCTTCCAAGGAAATAGATCATTCATCGTGCAATGTACAATGGGCCGCGCCCAGGCAGATGCCAGCGGCGGCTTTACCGGCCACCCGCTCACCTCCCGGCTGTGAGGGAGGGCACCGCATAGCGGCGAGT